TTTTGCAAATCACTATCATCATTGATACAATTGCAAAACGACTTTGATAATTAAGCATACCTACAATTGCAAATCGGGTTTGACAATTTGATTTCAATAATGTATCGCTATGAATACTTTAAATTAAAAATAAAGCGAGGCGTTATGTATTTATACTTATTCTTTTATGAAATATGGTTTTCATATACTGGTTCTAAAGTGCCTCAATTTAAAATAGGAAGTGATGATGATGGGCAAAGTAAAATTATACGATTTTTTTGGTGGGATTTTACCTTTAACAAATTAGAACGAACAACAGTAGACTTTGTAATTTTTTTAACATGTATATCATTTATTAGTTATATTTTATATTGTGCATATTTAGGAATAGCTTGTATGTTTAGTGGTTAAATTATAAAGAGAGATAACAATGGAAGGAAAAAATGGAAAAATATAGAAATCTTAAATATTGGTGTTATAGCATTGATATTTGGTTTATTAACTTTAAGAAGTTAATTCAATTGTCGTGTAATAAACGGAAAATATCGAGCAAACAATATCCTTAACTAATTTACAAAATTTGTTTAACTAATTAAGGAAGGAAATAATGAGTAAAAAAATCGAGAGTGACAGAGTGCAATTTGCCAGAACAAATATGCAAAGTATCGCTTATGCGTTGTCTCTAGTAAAAAAGTTTAGAAAAATAGACGATAATGTAGAGTTGCTAACTGTTGGTATATTTTCTCTAGTATGTATGCAAGAAGGAATTACAAATTCAGATATTTGTAAATACTTTGATATACCTAAAGCTAGAGCAAGTAGAAACTTGTATATTTTATCTAAAATCTGTAAGGGTAGGTTAGGTGGTAAAGGACTAGGACTCCTTGAACAAAAACCTGATACAAAAGATTTTAGAATTAAAACTTTACACTTAACAAAGAGAGGACAATCTGTTAAAACTGATTTACTTGCGTTGTTGGGATAATAGGAAGGAACTATTATGAACAATAACATAACTGTAAAGGAAGCTATTGATAAGTGCGATATGCTATATTGGTCGACACAAAAAGATAGAAAAAATACTTTGCGTAATGCAAATGTTTTTTCAAAATTTTATGGAAGAAATAATTTAATGAATGATGTTTCTACTGAAAGTATAAGAGAGTTTAAATATCATTTAAGAATTAACCATAAATATTCTAATGATACGATCAATAGAAAGTGTGCTGCCTTATCAAAATTGATAACTTATGTAAAAGGTTGTCGTGGTTTTATTTTTAACTGGGGAACTCCAATAGTCGAATATGAAAAGTCTAATGGAAGAAGAAAATTAATTGTTACTCCTGATGTTGAAAATAAATTGTTAAGTGCCACAAGAAAACTTGGATATAAAGAAAAAGCGGACTTGTGGATTTTTTTGATTGAGGTTGGTTGTAGATTAAGTGAAGCCCTTAAATTATCTTGGAATGATGTTTCAGATAACTTCGAGTACGTTCACTTCTGCAAAACTAAAAATGACGAGGATAGAGTTGTGCCTATCTTCAGCAAGGTTTCTAATATTTTAAAGTCGAGAAAAGAAAGAAATCTTGCAAAACCATTTCCTTTCTCCATTTCTTCAGTTGAGTGGACTTGGGGTAAAGTAAGGAAATATATAGGAATGAATGATGAAAAAGAATTTGTTATTCATTCACTTCGGCATACTTCGATAACAAGAATGTTAAAAAATAAAATTGGTATTGAAGTTGCTCAATTAGTTGTAGGACATAAAGATATAAGAATGACACAATCTTATAATCACCCTACTAAAGAGGAACTGCGATCAAGTATGATGGCGGTAAAAACAATTGAATAATTATTATAGTTAGGGTAATCCTTGCCAATGAATGCCCTCGTGGTGAAATTGGTAGACACAAAGGACTTAAAATCCATTCTGTAATAATTTACTCGACAACGCAAGTGAGTATGAAATGGAATCAGAAGTCGACAAAATAAATCAAGAGATGTTACGAGAGATGGAACTCGATCGTGAAGCCGACATGATTAGGTTAGGTCGAGATAGATACACTAGACAGATAAAAAAGAATGAAGAAAAAGGTCGACAAAGTGTAACCCCGCCGTACATTTATCTCCAAAAAGAATTACTACTGCCGTTAAGTAACGGGATAGAAGATTTTATAAAATTATCTTTTAGTGGCAACAATGCAGGGTCGAGAAAAACAGCGGCGATCCCGCTTCGTGATTTAGATGACCCTAAAAAAATATCTTTAATAGCATTAAAAGGAATTATTGATGGGATAAGTTTAAAAAAATCTTTATTACAAATTTCTATTAGTATTGGTGCAATGTTAGAGTTGGAAGAACAAAGTGGCGTGTTCAAAAAAAACTTACCCTATTTACATTCAAGAATTTTAAAAGATTTAATGAATAGAACTAAAAATGTAACACATAGAAAAAAGGTGTTTTCACACACTTTAAGAAAATATGAAATACAACACGAGAACTGGGGGTTATCCAAACAAGTATTAGTTGGTCAACAATTAATAGATTTAGTTATTCGATACACAGGAGTATGCCGAATACAAAACTTAAAGGTTGCTAGAAACAAGACGCAAAACTTTCTAGTGCTTACTCCTGATGTCGAGAAAAAGATAAAAGAAGGTAACTTCCAATGCAGCGTATTATCGCCTTACCACAAACCTATGATAGTGAAACCTAAAGATTGGGCTACACCCTTTTCAGGCGGTTATATAAATGAATATCTAGCGAAAGCACCATTGATCAAAACGCACGATTACAGATATTTGTCGACATTAAAAGATAAAGATTTAAAAGATTTTTATGGTGCAGTAAATTATTTGCAGTCAGTCCCATTTCAAGTTGATAAAAATATACTACCAATATTTAATCAAATATGGAAAGAGGGAACTACGCTAGGTGGATTCCCGCAACAAGAAAGTTTTCTCGACTCTAAAGGTAAGCCAAAACACGTTTTAAGACCATCAGAATTAAATAAACCAGATCCCCCACGAGATGTGTTGGTGAAGTACAAACGTGATTTGACAAGAGTGTATGCAGATGAAGTTGCAAGAAGTAGTAAAGTTTTAAGTACAGCTACAAGTAAAGAACTTGCAGATGAATATAAAGATTTTAAACAATTTTATTTTGTTATAAATGCAGATACAAGAGGAAGATTATATTCAGTTGGAACTACTTATAATTATCAATCCGATCAAAAAATAAAATCTTTAATATGTTTTGCAAATGGCGAAAGGTTAGGAAAACGTGGAGTATATTGGTTATATGTTCATGCGGCGAATACTTGGGGTAATGATAAAATTACTTATGATGAAAGATTTGAATTTACTAAATCAATGGAAAAAGAAATAGTTGATTGGGCTACAAACCCTATGGATAGCATAGGTTGGTCAAAAGCTGATAAACCAATGGAATTTTTACAAACTTGTTTTCATATTAAAAAAGTTATTGAAGTTGGAGAGGACTACGAGTGTAATCTACCTGTAAGTGTAGACGCTACTTGTTCAGGACTACAAATTTTGTCTATTTTGATAAGGGACAACGATACAGGTTCAAAAGTAAATGTAGTGCCTAATGAAAAACCGCAAGATATATATACTATTATATCGACAAAAGTAGAGGAAGAAGTCAAACGGAAGGCGGGTGAGGGTTCTCGTGAAGCTAACAGGTGGCTTCAGTATGGTATTTCTCGACAAATAGTTAAGAGAAACATTATGACTTATGTATATGGTTTAAGACCCTATGGTGCTAGGCAACAAATCTTTGATGAATACAAAAAACGAGTTGAATTAGGTCAAAAACCTAAATGTTTAAAAGATGATGGATTTAGTGATTGTAAGTGGTTAGCTGAAATTGTGTGGCGACATATAGAAAAAGAGATATTTTTAGCAAGTGAACTTATGAAATGGTTTCAAAGTTGTGCAAAATTATTTGGACAAGCAAATCTACCTATGAAATGGACAACGCCTATTGGTTTTCCAGTTGAAATGGATTATAGATATTTAGCAAAATTTAGAGTTAAAACTGCAATTGCAGGTTCATTAGTTTATACGACTTTAAGAAGACAAATGGACAAAAAGGACACTAGGAAATTTGTGTCCTCATCAGCACCCAATATCGTTCATTCATTAGACTCTGCTATTTGTGCTGCAACAGCTTTGGAGTGTAAAATATCAGGAAATCCAATACCAAATCTAATGATGATTCACGACAGCTTCGCTACCACAGCTAATAGAGTGGACGATTTACACACTATTATAAGGGATTGCGTGTCGAGAATGTTCGAAGAAGACTTCCTTCGAGCTTTGTACGAGGACTTTTCTCGACAATTACCTGACAAATTTAAAGAAAAATTACCAGAACCACCCCAAAAAGGGACAATGCAACTTCAGGAAGTAAAAAAAAGTTTGTATTTTTTTAGTTAAATGGTATTGATAACGATATAGTATTTATGACGAAATTATTTGTATATGGAACTTTGAAAAGTGATGGTGCTTTACATTCACTTTTACAAAACGGAAAATATTTAGGAGAGTATGTAACTAAATCTAAAGGTTACGCAATGTCTAGTGCAGGAGGAAATTCATTTCCATTTGTCTACTACACAAACCCAAAAACAAACCCTTATAGAATTAAAGGTGAGTTATATGAAGTTGACCCAAAAACTTTGGGTGCAGCTATGAGAACTGAATTATCCGCAGGTTATGAGTTTAAAGAATTTGACGACAATATATTTGGGTTTCTTTATCCTAAAGCAATTGGAAGTTATTCTAATAACATTCAAGTTAATGATGAAGAAAAATACATTGAGTGGCTTAATTTCTGAAATTTGTTTTAACTCTATTACTTCTTCCATTTTCTGAAACTTTCACAATAGAAAGTAAATTACATTTATATCAATTTGAAGTTAATACTTGTGATGTAAATGTAAAAACAATTTATCACGAAAATATAAACAAACACGAGATTACAATAAATAATATTAAATATCAATTTATAGGAACTCTTTGTGAAATTAAGTATTGATACCGAGACTATATTGTAAAGGATAACGATAAAGAGGGTACTCTTGGAGGTACTACTTATGAATAAACAAATCATAAAAACACACACAACAAGTGAAGGAAAAGCAAACTATCCCTATTTATTTTCACCAGATACGAAATTTGATAAGGACGGGTTGTATAGAACTAAACTTGTTTTACCAAAAATTCAAGCAAGTGAAATTGTAAAGTTAATTGACTCTACAATTGAAGAAACTGCAAAGAAGAATGGTAAAAATAAAATATCTCCATACAAACCTTATAAAGAACTTAAAGATAAATCAGTTGAATTTACATTTAAGTTAAAGGCGAAAGTAAAACCACAAAGCGGTGCTGACTTTGAACAACGTCCAAAGATATTTGACGCTAAAGGTCAACCGATAACAAAACATTTATCGGTTTATAGCGGTACAACAATGAAGGTCGCTTTTCAGGTAATTCCTTATCATACTAATATGCTTGGTACAGGAGTTAGTCTTCGTCTTAAAGCGGTTCAAATAATTGAACTGGTTGAAGGTAAGAATGGAAGCGGAGAACAAGCCGAAGAACAATTTGGATTTTCCTCCGAAGATGGTTTTGAAATAAAACCAGAAATGAGTGGTGGTAATGAAGAAGTCCAAGCGACAGCAGAAGACTTTTAAATACCGATCAGGTTTAGAGGAAAGTGTATGTAGCGATTTACAAAAGAGAGATGTAAATTTTTCTTATGAAAGTCGTGTCATATCTTTCCTCAAACCAAGTAAAGTACAAAAATATACTCCTGATGTAATTTTAGATAATGAAATTATCATAGAAATAAAAGGTCATTTTAAAAGAGAAGATAGACAGAAACATTTATTTATTAAACAACAATATCCAAATTTAGATATTCGTTTTTTATTTGGTAACGCAAGAAATAAAATTTACAAAGGATCAAAAACTACATACGCCGATTGGTGTATTAAAAATAATTTTAAATATTGCGAGAAAAGAATACCTGAAAGTTGGACAAAATATGGAAGGACATAACGAAAATGAATTTATTAGTCATCTACCTTGTGAGAAGTGTGGTAGTAGCGACGCAAATAGTCTTTATTCTGATGGGCATTTGTTTTGCTTTAGCTGTAATACTTATACGCACCCTGAAGGAAATCATAATTTGGAAAGGAAGGTTCGAGTGGAGAATGTTAAAAGTAATTTCGTCGAGGGAATTCCAAAAAGTCTTCCTAGACGAAAACTCACGCTTGAAAGCTGTGAACTATGGTCTTATGGTGTGGGGCAACAAGCTGACAAGACGATTCAGATAGCAAACTATTACGACAAAAGTAGAAATTTAGTTTTTCAAAAAATTAGAGATAAAGATAAAAACTTTCATACGATAGGTAATATCAATGAAGCAGGTTTATATGGTCAAGAAAAATGGCACTCTAACGGAAAAATAATATGTATATGTGAAGGAGAGATTGACACAATTAGTTTATCTCAAATTTTTAATCATAAATATCCTGTGGTTGGAATACCTAATGGAGTTAATGGTGCAGTAAAATCTATAAAGAAACAATTAGAATTTTTAGAAACATACGAAACTGTCGTTTTATTTTTTGATCAAGATAAACATGGATTTGAAGCAGCTCAAAAAGTTGCTGAACTATTTACAGTAGGTAAATGTAAAATTGCAACATTACCCTTAAAAGATGTAAATGAAATGCTTGTTGCTAATAAAACTGAAGAAGTTATTAAAGCAATGTGGGAAGCAAAAGTTTATCGACCTGATGGTATAGTAGCAGGAGAAGAACTTTGGGAAGTTGTAAAAGAAACTCCTGAAAAAGCAAAAGTAGATTATCCATATCAAGGATTAAATAGAAAATTATTTGGAATTAGAAAAAGAGAAATAGTTACAATATGTGGTGGATCAGGAATTGGTAAATCATTATTAGTAAAAGAAATTGCATATCATTTAATTAATCAAAATCATAAAGTTGGTTTAATTTCTTTAGAAGAAAGTATTAAAAGAACTGCTGAAGGAATTATAGGATTACATTTAAATAAACCAATACATTTAGATCGAGAAAATATTAATGAAGCTGAATTAAAAAAAGGTTTTAAAGAAACAGTAGGTAATGGAAATGTATTTTTATATGACCATTGGGGATCTATAAATGAAGATACAATATTAAATAAAATTAGATATTTTAGTAAAGCATTAGATATAGAATATTTATTTATAGATCATATTTCTATAATTGTTAGTGGATTAGAAACACACGACGAAAGAAAAACTATTGATGTTCTTATGACTAAATTAAGAGCATTAACAGAGCAATTAGGAATTGGTGTTATAATTATTAGTCATTTAAAAAGACCTGAAGGTAATAAAGATCACACCGACGGACTTAAAACTTCATTAGGACAATTAAGAGGTTCAGCAAGTATTGGACAACTTTCCGATATTGTCATTGGAGTTGAAAGAAATGCAAGTGGAGATAACTCCGAAGAAACAACAGTTAGAATTTTAAAGAATAGGTTTGCAGGTATTACAGGTGCAGCTTGTAAATTAAAATATAATAAAGAACAGGGAAGGTTATATGAACAAGACAACACCATTAATTTTTGATATTGAAACAAACGGGTTAGACCCTGATAAAGTCCATTGTCTAGTAATTAGAAAAGATGGAGAAACAAATTCCTTTGTTGGAAACGAAATACTAAATGGGCTAGATATGTTGAAAGACAATCTAGTCGTTGGTCATAATATAATTAAGTACGACCTTCCTGTGCTTAAAAAACTTTATGACTATTCTCATAATGAGAACCTAGTACACGACACTCTAGTTTTTAGTCGTCTTATCTACCCAGATATAAAACAGCTAGACGTGAAGTTGTTACACAATGGACGAATACAAACCCATTTAGTTAACAAGCATAATCTCGAAAGTTGGGGTTGTCGCTTGAATTGTGAGAAGGGCGACTATGGAAAAGCCAACGCCTCTTGGTCGTCCTTTTCAAAAGAAATGCTTGAATATTGTATTCAAGATACAAAAATAACGGAGAAGCTGTATGGGTACTTAACTAACAAAAACTTTTCAGATCAATCCATTATGTTAGAACACGAAATAGCACATATCTTGTATGAGCAAGAAATGAAAGGTATCGGTTTTGACGAGAAGAAAGCAATTGAACTTCACGCTAAATTACTCAAACGTACAAATAAATTAAAAGAAAATTTAGCAAAAGCATTTGGTTCGTGGGAGGTTGATCTAGGAGAATTTACTCCGAAAGTTAATAATAAAAAACTTGGCTATATTAAAGGTCAATCAATTCGTAAAAAGAAAACAGTTGTCTTTAATCCTTCTTCTCGTCATCATATAGCAAACAGATTTCAAACATTATATAATTGGAAACCTGAAAAATTTACTGAACATGGTCAACCAATTGTAGACGAAGATGTTTTAAAAGAATTAAATTTTCCTGAAGCAAAAGATTTATACGAATATTTATCAATAGAAAAAAGATTAGGATTTTTAAGTGATGGTAATAATGCTTGGTTAAAGGTTCATAAATTTGGAAGATTACATACTCACTATGTAACTAATATTATAACTGGAAGAATGTCTTCAAGAAAACCAAATTTACAACAAGTACCAAGTATGAATACTCCTTACGGAAAAGAATGTAGAGAATTATTTGTTCCCTCTGATGGTTATGTCCTAGTGGGTGCGGACGCTTCTGGTTTAGAAGCCAGATGTCTCGCCCACTACATCTATAATTATACAGGTGGAAAAGAGTATGTTGATCTAATTTTAAAAGGCGACATACATACTTATAATATGAATATAATGGGAATTACTAATAGAGGTCATGCGAAAAATGCTTTCTATGCAATTCTTTATGGTTGTAGTTATAAAAAATTATCTGAAATGTTAAAGATAGATATTAGAGAAGGTAAGAAACTTCTTGATAGATTTTATTTAGGATTACCTTTCTTAAAAGAAATACGACAAGATATAGTCGAGAAGTTAGAAGCTGTTGGACACATCAACGCCATAGATGGAAGAAAATTACAAATACGATCTACTCATAGTAGTTTAAATAGTTTAATTCAAAGTTGCGGTGCAATAATTATGAAAAAAGCATTAACTCTTTTATGGAATAGTTTGAAAGACCACGACGCATTTGTTGTGGCAAACATACATGACGAATTTCAGATAGAAACAAGAAAAGACTTGGCAGAAAGCGTAGGAAAAATTGCAGTCAAATCAATCGAAGAAGCAGGGAAACACTTCAACCTACGAGTCCCAATCACAGGCGAATACAAAATCGGAAAAAACTGGGCAGAAACGCACTAACTATAATTATCTTTGGCGTAAGTGGGCAAGTAATTGTTTAGGAAAACAAAGAATAAGAAGTGGTAAAGATTGTGGTTTATCAATTGATGAACTTTTAGAGATAACACCTAGTCATTGTCCTTGTTGTAAAAATATTATGATACCTATGCAAGATCAAATACATAATTCGCCAACAGTAGATAGACTTAACCCTGAAATTGGTTACGACGTAGATAACATTTGGATTATTTGTCATCAATGTAACAAAACAAAAGGAACTCACAAAACACCTGCTGCCTTATATAAAATAGCGGACGCTTGGTACTTAAAAATTGAAAGGAAAAAGATATTAAAATGCAAGTCATAATAGTTTTAACAGATTACACAAACATTAACGGGGAACTTTGTTGTTCTTATTCTTGTTTTGAAAAACCACAAGAGGGAGAAAAGGTTAATGGAGAAAGTTTAATTGATAGCCCTTCAGTACAAATAGCTTCTCTACTTTCTAGTTTTTTACAAACAGTAGAAAGAAATAATAGATTACTTATGCAAGTACCTATTAATGAAAGTCGACAAAGTAAATATGCAAAGACGGACTTTCGCTATCATATAAAAAAATACGACAATGTTATTGAAGTAGATTTAAAGAATTGGCGACCTAAAGGTAAGAAACATTAAAAAATGAGTACATTATTAGTAGACGGCGATATAGTCGCTTATCAAATAGCGTTTAGAACTGAACAACCTATTAGATGGCAAGTCGAGAATGATGAAGATGGTTTATGGACTTTACACTCTGACGAAAAAGATTGTCGTAATTTAATTGATGAATATTTTACTTTATTAAAAAAAGATACTCAATGTGAAAATGTTGTCATAGCTTTTTCTGATAAAGATAATTTTAGAAAAGATATATTTCCTGAATATAAAGCTAATAGGTCATCACAAAGAAAACCATTAACTTTAAAATATTGTCGAGAATATATATCTCATCATTTTAAAACAATAATTAAACCAACTTTAGAAGCTGATGATGTTTTAGGTATATTAGGTACAAGTAAAATTATTAAAGGTACTAAAATAATTGTTACCACAGATAAAGATTTAGACCAAATTGCAGGTCTTCATTATAATCCAGTTAAAAAAGAATTTTATAAAGTTACTAAAAAAGAAGCAGATTTTAATTTTTATCTTCAATGCTTAACAGGAGATCAAGTTGATAACTATAAAGGTTGTCCTTCGTATGGAGAAGTTAAAGCAACAAGAGTTTTAAATGGAACTAAAAACGCTTGGAAAACTATTGTCGATTGTTATGACAAAGAAGGTTTAGATAAAAATTATGCTCTAGCACAAGCACAAGTCGCAAGAATTTTAAGATCAACAGATTATAATTATAAAAGAAAGGAAGTAAAGTTATGGCAACCGCAGAAGAATTAGGTAAAAAAATGTTAGATTTAATTACTAACGATAGAGCAAAACAAAATGGAGATAAAGTATTAACTCACGCAAATATTGCTAGTTTATGGACAGCTTATCTATCAAATCATTTTGGTAAAGAAGTATTTATTAGACCTGACATGGTTGCTGATATGATGGAATTATTTAAAATTGCACGTCGACAAAATGGAACTTTTAACAACGACGATTATGTCGACGCAGCAGGTTACGCAGTAATTGGTGCTGAAATACGACATAGAGTAAAGCCATTAGGAGATGATTAATGTCAGATAACCCTGACGGAAGAAGATGGTGGAAAAAAAAGACTTGGATTAATTGTGATATATTAATTGAAGATGAATTTTTTGCTAAAACACCAGATTTAGATGAAGCTAGAAACTATCCACCCTCATCAAAAGCTACATTTAAAGTTATTGGTGAAGCACAAAAAAGAACAACAATTGAAGAATTAGATTTAGAAATGGAGAAAAAATTAAATGAAGAAATTCTTAAAAAAGGTTTTGATGTGGCTTCAGAAAAGCCCCCCGAAGTATAAAATTGTAATTTGTTTCTGGGAAGATATTCTTTCCTCTTGCAGTTGGGAAAACCTAGAAACAATAAAACAATCCCACCCCGCTATATGTTGGAGTGTAGGTTATTTAGTTAAAAAAGATCATGAAGTAACTATAATAACGTCCGATCTTACAGTAGAAGAAAAGAACGGAAATTACGTCATAGAAGAAGGCGGAAACACTACAACTATCCCTACCAAAAACGTACTAAAAATGTACGAAATCCCCCTAGAATACAAACTTTAAGCGTTAGGTTGCTCTCTTGGATATTATGAATATTGACAAGAGTTTAATCGACTATTTAGAAAAGAAATTTCCTGATCAATGTCCTGATATAAAAGACGAAGAAAAAGTCGTTTGGTTTAAATCAGGTCAATCAAGTGTGGTTAAACATCTAAAAGTATTACATGAAGATAATCAAAAAAACATTTTAGATAAAAAATTAATACAAGGAGATAAATAAATATGTGTGGATTTTCACGAAGACCTAGCCCTCCGCCACCACCACCAACTCCCGCACCTCCCGCAACAATTATAAATGCAGGTTCTACAAAATTAAGAGAAACAGCACCTAAAGCACCTGTTTCATCTACTTATAATGTAAATCAAGGAGTTGCAGCTAGAAGACGTGGTAAAAGAGCATTAAGAATACCTTTAGATACGGCGTTCTTATCTCAACAATCGGGTTTAGGTAACACACCATAAGGAAATAAATGGAAAAAGTATCAGTAAAGACAAGGTATAGCCAACTAGAAACTTTGCGTCAGCAATTTTTAGATCGTGCTAGAGATAGTGCGGAATTCACTATACCCTCGTTAATACCTAGAGAAGGTTATAATAGAACAACAGAATATCACACTCCTTATCAAGGTATTGGTGCTAGAGGTACTAATAATTTGGCAAGTAAATTATTATTAGCTTTATTACCACCAAACACTCCTTTTTTTAGATTATCAATAGATGAGTTTACATTAGCACAAATAGGTACAAATGCTCTTAAAGGAGACGTTGAAAATGCAATGTCTTCAATTGAAAGAGTAGTTATGAATGAAATGGAAGTTAATAACTTTCGAACTGCAATGTATGAAGCATTAAGACATTTAATAGTAGCGGGTAATGTTCTTTTATATATTACTCCTGAATTACAAATGAAAGTTTATCACATAAATAGATATGTGATTAAAAGAGATTTTATAGGAAACGTAACTGAAATTATTACTAAAGATACAGTAAGTCCTTCTTCAGCACCACAAATAGTAAAAGAAATGATGAAAGAAGAAGGGGATAAATCTAATTACGAAAACACTATTGACATTTTTACTTACGTTCGAAGAAACGAGAGTAATGATAAAGGGTGGATTGTTCACCAAGAGGTTTTCAATAAAGAAATACCAAATAGTCAAGGGACTTACCCTTCGGACAAATCCCCCTTTATTCCTTTAAGATATACTTCAATCGACAATGAAGATTGGGGCAGAGGATTTATAGAAGAATATATTGGAGACTTGCGATCATTAGAGGCATTATATAGATCAGTTGTTGAAGGTTCAGCAGCAGCAAGTAAAGTTTTATTTCTTGTAAAACCAAATGGATCAACTCGATTAAAAACTTTATCTGAAAGTCCTAATGGTGCAATCAGAGAAGGTAATGCAGATGATGTTAGTACACTTCAAATGAATAAAGGTGCTGACTTTAATATAGCATTCCAAACAATGAGAATGAT